ATGCAAAAATATTTTTCCAGAAAAATTACACGAAAATTCTTTTATTCCTTTGCATTTTTTCTGATAACAAGTTTTCTGACGGGGACTATTCTTTTTCCTGTGAAAATAGTTTCTTTGGCTTCTTCTGGTAATTCTATGGAAAACTCTTTAAATCCACTTTCTGACAATTCAGGAATCAACGAGCTTTCTAATCGTTTAAAAAATATTACTACTTCTAATAATATTTCTGTTCAAGCTGCCACTGATAGTACTTCTAATGTTTCTTACCAGACTAACTCTGAAAGTTCCAGTGCATCTTCTGCAAACACTGGATTTCAATCCGCTGCACCTAATGCCATTTTAATGGAAGCCACTACTGGTACAATTCTTTATGAAAAAGATGCAGACAAAGAAAAACCGCCTGCAAGCGTCACAAAAGTTATGACTCTCTTACTTATCTTTGAAGCTCTTTCAAAAAAGCAGATTACCTTAAATGATACGGTTACCGTCAGCGAACACGCTGCATCTATTGCTCACTTATGATGGAACTTATAGTGTAACTTATTTACTCTTAATAAGCTTGCCTTTCTTTAGAAGATTAAGCAACCTTGTATTCTGTGTGGCACTGCCAGTATAATTCTTAATCCCGTTTAAGGTTGCAATCTTTTTGCGGTTACTCTTCGAAGGATTGATGCTTAAGGATTTCAATGCATCAACAATCGAACTAGATTTTCCCTTATATCGTGGATAGTATACAATCTTTTTCTTAACAGGTTTCTTTGTATTTTCTTCAACTTTTTTCTTCACTGGCTCTTTATAAAGTACATTTAAGTCAAAGTTTCCGCTGTTACCGTTTGAAATCGTCTTCGGGAAACGTCCTTTAGATGTATACTGCCATGCGACATTTGCCGCTGCTGGCTTTTTCTCCTGATTTGGATTTGTTGCAATCTGCATTCGTTTATTTGAGTTATAATAGCGAGCAATCCACCAGTTGTTGCACTTTACAAGTTTTCTATCAATATGTTCCTCATAATAGCTTTTTCCCGTATAAGCGCCAAACACGTACCCTCTTGATTCGACAACTTCCTGTGCAGCGTTAATGATTTCGGCGATTTTCGCCTTGCTCAAGGCTGCCTGTACCTTATCCTCGATATCAAACCACACGCCATACTCAAAGTGTGTTTTATCAATTTTATCAAGAATATCACAGACAAGCTCCATGTCACTTTTAGCCTTTGTCGCTGTAGTTGCGTAAGAGTAATTATATACTCCCCAGTCGATTTCATTTTCGTTGCAGGCTGTGTAATTCTCATTAAACTTTTTGTCTCTGTTCAGGTCTTTTCTGATAATTTTCAGGATAGCTCCCTCGCATCCGTATCCTTTTGCCTTTTTCCAATCCACAGCCCCGTTGTAGGATGATACGTCAACCAATTTTCTCATGTCTTATTCCTCCTCTTCATCTTTAATACTTAATCCTAAAACTTTTCTAATCTGGTTTGGCAGTAAGTCTGGATTGATCTTTCCAATGTTTTCAATAATACTGCCTAATTCCATCAAAATTATGTACACGCATACTCCTGCTGCAATTGGGACCCGGAAGCCGAGGTCTACGAATTTTTGAGCATAATCAATAAGATATGCTAAAGCAACAAGCATGATTGAGCCGAATTTGTGATACAGCCCCTTTCTCATTATTGATGATTTCCAAATATGATTAGCAACAGCGGCAATATTTCCGCTGATCGAATCAAACACAATAAATAAACAAGTTAATAAAGGTAACATAATAGCATCCATCTCCATTCCTCCTACTTTACAATTACTATTCCTCTGTACTTTTCATTTGTACATTTCTTCTTATTTTCTTTTTCGGCTGTTGTTACATTCTTCCTTCCATCAGAAAACCGCCACACCCTACCTGTCTTGTTGTCCCGCAATAAAACAACCGTATGAATCGGGTTGCCCTCTTCAAACAAAATCATATGCCCTTTTTTTAGATGTGCTTCGATTCTGTCATTGCTCATGCTTTTATGATAGACTGCTGGCTTTCCTGAGCAAATCATATTGATTTCCCTCACAATTTCCGTCAAAGGATACTTTGCACCACATTTCAGTTTTCTTCGAGCGTACCGCAATGTCTGCTGCATATTTTTCTTAACGCCCTTATAGCGTAAAGCCATATAAAAAGCGACAAGGCTACAACCATGTCGCTTGATAAAATCCGTTTTAAAATTATGCTGTGAAGGGACCGGGATAATCCGGCCGTTGTCTAAGATAACCCTCCACGGAAATCGCTTTTTTGTTTTTTTATCCTTATTTGCTACTATTTTCATTCAGATCACCTTTACAGATTGCTACTTTACTCCACCGGCCGTGGTATTTTCCGAACACCGGGCGAATACGGATGTAATAATTCTGATGAATATGTGCGCACGGTTCGTCATTTAAACTGCACGTGTATTCCCTCGTTGCACTACCCCAGTTTGGACCACCTTTCTGATTATGCACATCTTTTTTAAATTTTTTATCCGGTGAAATCTGGTGCTCGTACCCTGTCGTATTTTCCAAATGCGTCCATTTATACATAAATTTTCGTTCATTTTTTCCAATTGTGTTGTAGCTGATAGAAATTTTTATCGGCTTATGTGTCACAGCCCGTACAAAATTTTTATAGTTTTCTGTACGATTGTAATTCACCGTTCTAGCAGACGTATAAACCGGAAATAACAGACAGCACATCATCATTACACATAAAATCATTCTCTTTTTCATAACTCTTCTCCTTTATTTTTCTGAATTATCAGTTACCAGTTCCTCAAAACCACTGTCAATCAGAATTTCTTTCACTTTTTCTTTTAACAGTCTCGGTACGTCCTTATACTCTTTTTTTCCTAGCATAATCTGCTGTGCCCATAACATTGCCATCATTTCTTTACCTCTACTTTCTTTAATATAAAAATATGTTAATAGTTTTAACATTACTGATAAACCATCTCACTCATTTCGAGTAGGCATTCCCTCAGCATGTTGTTTTCTTCTTTTACCTCTGCGATCATTTCCAGTGCTGTTTTCTCTCTTTCCGGTTCGTAATCTAAATATTTCGCCGAATCAGCAGCAACCATCTCCTGCGTAATCACAGATGAATCAATATTAAATTCGTTCATGTCATAGCGAAACTGAACAAATTCATTTTCCTCGCATTTCTGCGTGACTTCTTCAACGGAATTTAAATCATAGATAAATACATCCGCCGTGCCATCTGGAAGCGAAAAATAATCATAGCTTTTTGTCAAACGGCTGGTAAAATAGCCTTTGCTTCGCATCTAATCACCTCTTTTGCTCTGTTTAATGTTCTTTTTATGTTATATTTCCTCGAAATCATCACTGAATCAGAATTTTTAACCATGCCGTTACGGGAGATTATCTTATTTGCTACATTTCTGCACATTGTTCTCGCTTTATTTTTATATCTCACAAGCAATCTCCTAATTCTTTTCCAGTTCCTTTTTCTGATTGTTGTATGTGTTCTCGTGATTTTATAGCCCATCATGTCGATTGTTTCCGAACCTCTATGATAATTATTCTCGCTCTTAAATCGTAGCCCTAATTTTCTTTTCAGAAAATCATGTAGCATTTTGCGTGCCTTCTTTAGATTTTTAAGATTTGGTGAAAACAAAATAATATCATCCATATAGAAAAGCTTCTTTGAGATCATATTAATTCGCTTCCCTCTTCGGAGTGTGTAACAATGATTATCAATGTAGTGCCAGGCGTATGACAGATAGTAATTTGCTAAATACTGACAGAGATACGAGCCGATACACAGCCCTTCTTCGTATGTATCTAAGAGGCGATAGATAACTTTCAAAATTGCTTCATTCTTAATATCCCTTGCAAGCAATTTCTTTAACCTGTCACGCGGGATGCTCGGATAATAATGATAGATATCCTCTTTGCAGTAATACTTTGTTGCTGACTCTTCCTTTCTTATCCATCGCTCTATTGCTTTCTTGCCGAAGATTTGACCTCTTCCTTTCGTGCTTGCGCATTGATACGGTCCGATTTTTGCATTTAACATCGGTTTAATCGCATTAATCACGATGTAATCATAAACCTGTTGTTTAATGCTTGCGATGCCGATTCTTCTCTCTTTCCCACTCGCTTTATCAGTTCGATTCTGATAATGAATTTTTCTAAGAGGTATACAATTATTATTGATCTCCTCTAATAAGTCCTTAGAGATTACAGGAAAGAGGGTCTTTTTAACATTCTTTCTCGCTTTAGTATCGCTATATACATAGTGACGGATTGATTTTGCCGCATCGTGTAGGCTTTTATCCGTCATTTTATGACGAATAGCATATCCCGCAAGGAAATAAGCTACATCCTTACGCCTCCATCTTCTTTTTAAACAATCACTTAAACATTTTCTTATGTATTCTTCCGTGAATACAAAATTTTTGCAAAACCGTTTCATTTACATCCTTTCGTTGTATAGCATAGACTTTCATTTCTATTACTAGCCTACCGGTTTCATATACAATTTTTAGACTACAACTTTAGTTGAGCCTAAGGAGCTTTCGCTGTCCTGCCAAGGTACGAAATACGTGTCAAAAGTTATTTTAGATGTATAATTTTTTCGAATTGCGACCGCCGATATTCCACCTGCAGTTCCCAAGCCTGTTGTTCAGATTCAGGTAGAACAGCCCGCAGGTATCCCTGTTCCTGAGATTGCCAAACGACTGGAGCGGTGCTGACACGCAAACCCTAGTTAATGATGGGAGGAATCCCCTCTTCCTTGCGGAATTCACCCCTCTTGTAAAACCGCGTTGACAGAAAGGCGACCGCCGATACTCCACCCGCAGCGCCCAAGCCCGCTGCCCAGACCCAGGCAGAACAGCCCGCAGGCATCCCAGTCCCAGAGAAGGCCAAACGACCGGAGCTCCCTTGTTTCTCCAACACCACCACTTAGATATATCGCGTCGCCGCACCCTTTTGAGCTACCGCTACCACTTTCTCCACAGCTTGCTGCACATAGATATCCATTCTTAAAATTTAAATGTGTAATATAGTTCCATGCGTTTTTACTTGTTATGCTAATCTCCGATAACTTAATATAGCCTGCTTGATTCTGTTTAGGAGTCGTTACCGCCTTTGTTGCATCTGCTAATCCATAAATCTCGCATGTGTTATCGCCAGTAATGATGCTAAATCCGGACATAATCTCATAGATACCCAGCTGCATCTCGATGCCCTGAAAAACAATAGGATATCGTCTGTTTGTGAGGCCTGCGACCGTAGGACAAGGGCTTCCTGTTCGTCCTTTCACATCCTTATTAAATCCGGTTCTCCAGTGCATCGAGGACATGATACATCTTAATTGTGTATCTCCAGATTCCTGATGCACCGTTGAGAATGCATCACAATCAAGATAAACCGCCTTGTTGTTATCATCTAATGTCTCAATTTTTAAAACCTTAACATCAAATGCAATCTCATGAATTCGCTTATCATATCTATCGTTAGAACGGCTTGAACCGCTCATATATTCGTGCCCGACAGATACATAGCTTCCGATTTCAATGCTGGAGGCCTGCGAATTTGTAACAGGAAAATAAGTATGTAACTCATCGCTTTCAATCGAGGCAACAAACTGAAAACTATTACCAGTGCATCCCGTCATTGTTTTATCACTGCTGATATCTCCGAACATCAATAGCCATGTGGTCTGGATATATCCATTATCTAAAAATGTAGCTAGCGAATAGTACTTTCCGCGCTTCTTCATACACGCAATGCTATCATTCATTGAAATAGCTTCTGTTGTAGAATCACTCGTTCGGAATGCACAGCGTTTATTCGGCTGAGAATGTAATAAACCATCATCACCTGTAACAAGCGGATATTTCGCGATCAGGAAGAAAGGATTCTTTGTCCCGTCTAAGTTGTATGCTAATTTGTTTAATTCGTATCCCTCACGAGGGGTAAAGCACCGGGAATATCTCATGTATCCATTGCCGAGATTAGACCATTTCTCGTAGAAAGCAAGTCCGCACACAAATACGTCTGCGCTGCCTGTCTCTGAGAAATTATCATCCCCCTTTACTGCTGTGATTTTTTTGATTCCGTTATCATCCACAATAGCATTTACATCGATCGTCTTAAACCATGGAAGTTCCTCGTAGTCATTTTGACGATGTTCTGCGGCTGTGGAAGGTAACGCAATTAATCCGGCGTTATCATCCGATTTAATCCCTGCACTGCCCTGTGTTGTCTCCCAGAGCGGGATATCGATTGAATACACTTTATCCGTATAAGCAAGCAAATTAAACATTGTATTGATTCGGTTAATGTCGCTTAAGAACGGTTCCGCTACTTCCTGAATTGCTTTTTTCTGTTTATTACCCTCATCAGTAACTGCTTTTACTTTTGTATCCCCTGCGGTATTGACTGCGTTTTTCTGGCTTGTGCCGGCCGTGTTAATCTCGTCTGTTTTTTCTGTCGCAAGCTCTTTAATGTTTTTTACGGCAGTGTCTTTTTCTGTTTGTAAATCATTCAATGCTTGAGAACTTTTTGTGTCAAATTCGGTGTTTATTTGTGTCATGCTCGTGACTTTCTCTTCTCCGGCGGTTGTTACAGATTTTAACTGCTTTACTCCTTCCGACGTTACCGCCTGCGTTGCTTCGGATTTAGCTGTAGAAATATCAGAAATCGCCTGCGTTGCTGCGGTTCTTACACTTTCTGATGCTTTTTCCGCTGCATCTTTTGCCGAGGAGGCATTATTAGCAAAAGAGGATGCCGAATTTGCCGCGGAGGTTGCAGCGCTTGCGGCTGATGCAGCTTCTTCTGCAGAACCCTTTGCCGCTTGAGCAGAATTTTGTGCACTAGATGCTGCAGATGCGGCACCACTAGCACTTGACTGTGCGATTGTTGCGGCCGACTTGGCATCCCTAGAACTACTCTCGCCCTGATTTTTTACTACATTTACCGCAGATGTTCTTGCTTCTGAAATCGCCTCTTCCGCCTCAGAGGTTTTCTCCGTGACGTGCATATCAAACCCCTGCACCTGTGCCGTTGCGTTCTGCTCAGCCTCTTGTGCGGCTGTCCTGGATGCCTCTGCGGACTGTGCGTAGCCTGCGGCGGAATCACAGCTTGCAGTAGCCTGCTCAGCCGCTTCCTGCGCGTCTAGCCTCATCTGTTGCACGTCTGCCTGTGCGTCTTCAATTTCCTGCCGAGACAGTTCTACTGCTGCTCGGCTGCTTTCTACCTGCTCTGCTTTCTCAACAACCTCGTCTCGAATCGCGATGTACTCCGGCGTCATGTCACCCGGCAAAGTTAACAACTGCCACATTTCTGTGTTTTTGCCCGGTTCTGGCGCAATTCCGGATATTTTCTGCGGAAAATCTACCTTGCAGAAATACGAACCTCCCTGGTAGCTCACCATGTCGAGATACTCATATAAGGTTGATTTACTATATTCCCCGCAAGGGTTTAGCGCGATATTGCCCAAATCCGTTGCGACGTAGTTATTTTCTGTACTTGGCATCTTATCTCTCCCTTCTAAATTACAATGCTAATTTATATTTCAATCGGCTGCGCTCGCGATCAAAACGAATCTTATCTACACTCGGGTCAGAATACATTATCAGTCGGCCTTTTTTAGTAACATTAAACGCTGCAAAATAAACATTGCCTGTCTCGCCTTTTAAGGAAGCTTCTTTCTCCTTAACATATTTATCAATGTCCCTCTTTCCTTCCTCGACTCGTCCATCTATGCCTTCCGCTGCATTTTTTGCCTCGGTCGCATAATATGCAGCATTATCTTTCTTCCGTTCCGGATAATCTGTATGGCCATGTGCCCAGGACTCTGACTCTTTCGCGCTATCAATTACCGTCTGTTTCGCCTCGCCAAACGCTGTCATTAACTGTTCGTATAAGGTTTGTGAAGGTTCTGGAATATCTCCTGTACGGTATCCTGACTCGTATAATTTAATTGTTACTGCATTTGCAGTTATCATGTCTCCTGCTACAAGCGACACGGTAAATGATGTACTCATAAGTACTTCGGCAGGGATTAAACATGTATCCGTATCTCCGAGCAAAATCGGAACTGGCTCACCATCCCCGCTGTGAAACAAAGCTGTTTTGCTTTTTCCTGCCCAATCATCTGTTTTAAACTCAAATTCTGCATACAAATAATTTCTACTGTTACGAACCGGCACGAAAGTATCTGTCCTGGCAATAATCTGATTATTTACAACAAAGTGTAATACCGGCTGCATTTTCATCCCCCCTTCTATAAAATTCTTGGGATTAACATTAGTTCTAAATATGTTTTGCTAGTGATAACTTTAGAGTCTCCCTTTATTTCAAAATGTTGTTGTTCACCCACATTAAGATTAAACCGTTGTATTTTTCCTTCTGAATATTTATATGCTACTGCGGTTCCGGGTCTATAATAATAATAGACTATCATCCCTTCCGGAATAATAATTGCTAACTTTCTTGAGGTCTTCACGCTAAAAGTAGTGCTCTTTAAAACTGAAGAGCTTAATGTAAAAGTCAAATCTATTATGTCAGTCAATCCTTTTATCTGCCCCCTTACTGCTGCTCCCGCAGTGTCATACGTTGTGCCATCTACACCGACTCTAATATCCGATACTTCTTTTGTAATATCTGGAATTTTTACTTTTCCGTCATAATCTAATATGTGTATAGTCGTATAAAGTGTTATCCACGTATCATCAAAATCGGCTTCTCCAGTGAAAGAAATCGTATCACCCTCATTTAAGCTAACAATAAAATTTGTAAATTCTTCGTCAGTCTCTCCCACTAAACTAATCATGTATTCGTTTTTTTGTACATCATTAATTTTTAACCTTGCATATTGTCTACCCGTGGACGCATTTACGCCGGTAACTTGAACTTTACAATCAAATGAATACAACCCACTTTTTTTAATCTGAACCTTTGAATCACTGGAAATTGTTATGAAATTTCCTAAATTTTCAGATTTAGAACTAATGTTTTTAAAAACATTTAAAGTTGTCTCTGCAGTAGATGCCTGCGCATCACTTTTACATGACATTAAAAAATTATCGGCTTTATATTCTACAACATTATCGGTAGTGTCCTTAACAAGATTATCAATTCTCTTACGTTCTATGTCTACATCTTTGATTGCCTCTCTGTTTTGTGCCCGTGCAACTTCGTCTTTAAAATAATACTTATTACCATCTGGGTCCGTCCACTTGTTAATCGTTGTTTCCATCCTCATCTACCTTTCTTACTCACAATAAGATTTTCGTTTTCCACAGTAAAAGTCAGACCTTCTATGTTCAATTTTAAATTCTCACTGTCATTAATATATCGTATTGGAGATAATTGTTTCTTTAAGACAGGTAACGCTACCCATCTCGTATTAAACTCTTTCGTTCTTCTATCCGATAGGCATATCGAAAATTCCGTTATCCCCTGATATTTGCAAACATTTTCCCCAATGATCCATGAGAAATTAATTAAATTCGTGGTAACTATCTTATCTATCGGAGTATACTCTCCTTCTATATATCGAAGTTTGCCACGTTCTATATTTCTGTATTTAATTTTTACATTATAAGAAGATAAGTCGATTTCTTTGTATCGAACTGGCATTTCAAATTCAATTTGATTAACATCTTTATCCCCAGCTACGCCAAGGAATTGGAGGTCTGATGGGATATTGATTGTTCTTAAGTCATTATCTATCGTAACCATTTCGCTCTCCTACACTTTATATTTTTCATCCGGGAGAAAATTTGAAGTAAAATATGTTAATGAATATGTCTGTTGTGCTGATAAATTTTTCACCGCAATTTTCCCAGATGTTGCTGAAATAAACTCATTATTTATGTTATCTTCTGGCCAAAATCCTTCGGGTAGTGTAATAGATCTTTCCTTAAGTTCACTGAGTGCTACTATGTGAATGATACAGATATTCATTTGCCGAAAGATTTTTAGTGAATATGCTCCATCTTCCAGATTTAATCTATACTTTTGATTTTCTTCTAAAATTTTAGCTTTCATTCTTTCCCATACTTCATTTAATCCTTCTTCACCTAACAAACTCATGTGCATATTCTCCTTACGTCTTCTGCTGTCATCTCCTGGACTCTGCTTCCTATAACCGTTGTGATAATCTGTGTTATATTCTGCCTTGTCTGCTCAGAGATGCCGCTTTGTTTTATCAGATAATCCCCTAATGTCAATGTCTTTGTTTTATCAACCTCTGAGGTCTCTATTTTTAAAACCCTTGCGGATAAAAACAGCTTACTTTTTTCGTCTACAACATTCACGGTATCTCCCAGGGCAACTTCTTTTTCTGTATTTGTGATGCTGCATTCATAATTGACTGCCATCTTACAGACTGACTTTAATTCTTTTAAGGCTCCTTCGAAAAGTGCTTTCTGACTGACAGTGTTTAAGTTGTAAAGCTTTGTGATATGCCTCTTTGTGCCGTTGACGCTACGTCCCCATTTTTCGAGGGCTTTCCGAGACTGCAAGCAATATCCTGTATCTGCTCTGCCATCCCCGTCTCGATCATCAAAGGTCTGTGCCGCTACAACAAAATCTCCATCATCATACTTATACCCATCTAAGGTGACCGATGTTCCGGAATTGTCCGAATCTCCATAGGCATAGAGAGATGTGGCAAGGTTTTCAATAGATTTTGTAACTGTGATGTTGTCTATATCTCTTCCTTTGCGAAGAAACACACCGTTGTTACTGCCACGCTTTTTATAAATGTCTATGTATTTATGATTTACTGTGTGTCCATCCTCACTGAGGGTAAAACGATAATCAAGCTCTACCTCGAATAACTCTGCGATTTCTTTTAATCGTTCAGAGCGTGTCTGTTCAGAGAACTCACATAACTTTGTTGTGTTATCTGTCACTTTATTGATGCCAATCTCATAGCCGCTGCCTATGATTGTATTATTTACTGCTTGCGTAACTGTCAAATTCTTTGCATTGTTTGTTTTTAATGCAACTTCATCTAACAAATCTAAGCCGACATCTTCACAGTAAATATGCCACGTTCCTGCATCGTCATCCTTTTCCGCTTCGATAATTTGAAATAAGATATCCTTATCTCTCTTGCATTTTCTTAAAACGTAGTTTCCCGGAGTTGTATAGTTTTCTACCTTCTGTGGACTGTCTTCGTATAGAACGTCACATTCAAGCGATACAGCCATTGTTTCGATATCTTCTACTTTGCTATCGTTTATAATTCCATAGCCTACAGGAAGGCTTGTGGACGCTTTTCCTATGACATTTAAACTCCTGTCAGTAAAATAAAGTATCACAGCCACACCTCCCGGATAATCATTTCTACATCGGGAGTTTTCGCCCAGCCCGAGGCAAGGACTCCAATCTGGTTATCCCCTGGTTTTAAATAAAAGGATTCCCATTCATTTCCGATAGCTCCTAAGATATCTTTCTGCTTATTGTTTACAAAAATAGAAGCATCTTCACATTTTGCCACTACAATGTCGCCGGCGGCAAAGATGTTACTCGTAGCCTGTGCCTCTGATGGATTGCCAATCTGTATGATTGTATCTGCACTATCTTTATAGGCAGCAACATATCCGGTATTACCTTTTATGTTCCAACGGAGTTCTGGATAGCAATCTTGCGTACCTTCGTAATATATCTTGCTAAGACCAGACAATTTATAAATTTTCTGGTCTACGGAATATTTAAATGGATCAGGACAGGTGAACTCTAGCTCTCCTGTTATACAAAGCTTTCCGGGGTCTGTCTCACCCATGCTTGTAAGGGTTCCAATGAAATATTTATCTGGTTCATCCGAAAATATCATCTTTGCAGAAGATACATTTAAAATCTGAGCCATTTTGTTGTATGCCATGCGGAAGTCAAAAGCGGTAGGGCTCATCAACTGATACCCTACCGTAATCACTCTTTCCTGGAACATTCTGCTTTTAATTTTTTTACCATGTCTTGCTCCGGACTCATAAAAATCTAACTCCGGAGCAAGGGACTCTCTGCCAGTGACGTATAGAGTTCTGTATCCCTCTACTTCATTTTCAAGAAATACTCCATTGAAGTTCATCGCCTCTGAGGGCAATGCTATCTCATCCTGATATTCTGTTGTATCTATGAATTTATATAACATATCTCCCCTCCTAGACCTTTCCGTTCTTTCTGTTATTTCTACGCTGTAAGCGATTCTGTTCTACCATTGTATCCTGCGCTGTTGCCCTGGCAAATTCTTTACCATTGATTTCAAGCGGCACATTTACGGTATACTCTGCTTTCGTGTAATACTCATAATCAGAAGATAACTCCCCGTTAAAGTTTCCTGCAAAAGTTGGGGCCATCTGTGCCGGAACATCTACGATTCCCTGCATAGCAGACTGCACGTTCTTTCTCATTGCTTCTAAACGATTTACAAAACCGATGCCGGTATAATATGCAATCTTATCCATTACTCTTGACGGTGAATGAACTTTCAGTTTTTTCTTTGCCGTCTTTGGAACTGTAGAAGCAAGCTTATTTGATGCTTTCTTCACCTTCTTTGTATTCTTCTTATTAGAGACTCCTTTTACTAAGCCTTTTGATGCCTGCGTTCCAATAGCATTCATCTTTTTCTGCAAGTCTTTGATTGCTTTTGTTACTGCATTGACATACTCTGTATCAAGCTTTGTAATGTATGGCTGATAGTAAGTATTTGCGTTTTTCTTCGCTGTTGCTATGAAGTTTGTATAATCCTTACCGTATTGTTTCAACCAGGTATCACCCTTTTTAAGAAGTTCATTTGTGTATTTAAGTCCTTGTGCGGTATCAAGTGCTTGAATGTCCTTCATCATGTTGTAAGGCAATACTTTCTTTAAATGCTCCATATTTTTCGCAAGAGCGTTGATTTGATTTGTCTGAGATTTGAAATTAACAAGAGAGATAAAGCCGTAATCATCTGACTTGAACAAATCCCCATAATCAGACATCTTTGAAAGAAAATTAGAACGGTCACTTGCTATTGCATCGTATTTTTTCTGATACTTCTTTCCTAAAGCTGTAAAAGTCTTATCTACTGCCTTGATTGCTGCATTGCCCTGTGCCTTTATCTTCTTTGTGATTTTCTCTTTCAACCCTTTGCCTGCGTTTGTATATGCCTTTTTCAGCTTCGCATTTTTCTTATACTTTTTCTGATAAGACTTTGTGACTGCATCAACTTTCTTCTTTAAACTTTTCGTTGTAGAAGAAACTTTTTTATTGATTGTTGTCTTATACTTATCTATTGCCTTACTTGCCATGTCTTCATATTGTCGATTCTGGTTAGCTTTCAATAGAGTCGTTTTGGATGAACCAAGAAGATTCTTTGTTTTTTTCTTTACGCTCTTTAAGCCTGCCTTAATTCCATAGGAAACTTTTGATTTTATAGCCTTTGCATATACATTTGTCTTTTTCTTTTGTAGAGCTGCCTTGGTAAGCTTCTCGCTTACTTTCTTTACTTTTCCAGTACTTTTTTTAATTCCTTTTGCGAAACCACTTCCCATGAATTTACCATCTTTTTCTGTCATTTTCGATGGTGAATGAATCTTAGCTTTCGCCCGGATTGCTTTGTCCGCTGCCGCTACCATTCTGGATGCCGCTGCTTCAATCTGTCCCAGACAAGAACTCATTCCTTGTGCAAAACCTTGGCTGATATAAGCACCTGCAGCATGTGCCCCAGAACGGCCAGAACGCAACTTTGCATTTACTTTTGATACGGCAGAGGATGCAACATTAGGGGCTTTATTCAACCCCGGCTGCATTCCTTGTATAAATCCCGTTCCAACTTTTTGTCCAGAACTTTTTGCCTTCCCAGAAGCGTTTGAAAAAGCACTGATCAACTTACTCATTGCCGATTTTGCCTTACTTCCAATAGCATCCAGCCCTGCGCTCGTTGTCTTAACAGAACTTTGCATACCTTTTAAAGATTTTCCTGCACTTTTTGCATTACTGGCAATTGTTTTCATACTAGAATTCACAAGCTTCAGTGTTCCCGCTAATATAACAGTCCCTCCACTTGCAACAATCATTGCTCCACCAAATATAGTAAGCCCACCTGCTCCAACTGCTGCCGCGGCGGCTATTGCTACAAGACCAGCCGAGGATGCTAATAATGCCGGAGTCAGCATTAATACCGATGCTGAAAGTGCCGTAAATCCTGCGGCTGACGCTATAGCACCAGCTCCAAGTGCCGGAAGAGTTCCTGCTAAAACAGTAACCGATGCGGCAGATATAGCAAGGCCAGCTCCTAATAGGGTGGCACCAGCTCCAAGTGCTATTACTCCTGCGGCAGCTATAACTGCTCCTGCCCCAACTACAACTAGGCCCGCTCCCAGCACTACACATCCTGCTCCTGCTACTAAAGCTCCTGCTCCAAAGGCTACCATGCTTGCACCTAAAGCCGCTATGGACACTGCGGCAGATGTACCATATTCTGATAAAGTAGGAAGGGTTGTCGAAATAACTTTAATCGCCGCTGCTGCCAAAAGTGCCCCTGCTCCCACAAGAACAACTGCTGCTCCAAAGGCTATTAATCCTACCGAACTGGCTGTAAGAGCCGGTCCAATTGCTGCCGCACCTGCTACTAATGCCACAACCGCGACAACCATACCAACCATACAAGCAATTGCTGGTGTCCCGGCATTTGCAAGTGCTATACTGGATGCTGCCATAATAGCTAGACCTGCGGCAACAAGAACAACCGCTGTTCCCAATGCAAGTAACGCTGTTGCACCTGCTTGTGCTCTTTTCGGAGTTTGTGAAAAGGCTTTCATTGCCGCCATTCCTCCGATAGTAAGAGCCACTAAAGCACCTGTCATTCCAACCATTACTCCTATTGCTGCTCCCCCAGAATTTGCAAGTGCTATACTGGATGCTGCCAGTATTCCAAAGCCTGCGGCAATCGTTAATACTCCAACACCAAGCATCATTGTACTTTTTGCCATTGTTAGCATCGCCTTATTGCTTACTTTTGCCGAGTTTCCTGCTGCTGTTTCTCCTGCGGCAACTCCAAACAATTTTGCAGCTAATCCTCCAATGCCTTTTCCTAATAAAGATAATATGGCCTTTGAAAAACTACTTACTCCGGGAGCAAGTGTCTTTACAATCTTAAATGCTTTATAGCCTATCAGTACTTTCGGAAGTACCGTGATTAGTTTTGCGATAGAATCTGAATTTTTTTCACAAAATCCAGCAAACTTAGAAACACCAGATGCAGCTCCGTCTACTACACTTTTAAAATTTGATACCGATTCAGTAGAGCCAAAAGACCCATTTAATTTTTCTAAACTGCCTCCTATTGCACTCACTGCTGAACCAATTGCACTTCGTGCTTCTTTTGTGTCTGAGCTTAATACTTCCCAGTACTTTCCTGCATTTTTCCCAATACTTCCAATTTTCTTTGCAACACTTTTTCCATCTATCTTATCAAGCGAGTCTGTAATTGCACTAACTGCCTTAATTCCTACAGATGAAACACTATCAAACGCTGGTTGTAACTTATTGCTGACTGTTTCTGTCAGTCCATCCATTGCCTGACCAACCGTTTTATATTCTGTTGCCATCTTCGTAAACTGCTTATTTGTTCCCGTCTTGGCTACAGCATTGAAAAAGTCTTCTGTTGCTATTTTGCCATCCTGGACATCTTTAATCATCTGCTGGGTAGATTTTCCCATTGTCTTCGCAACCGCTGATACGCCAGCAGGAGTCTGTTCAACCATGAGTTTAAAGTCTTCCCACTGCACTTTCGGCTTTGCCGCCATCTGGGTAGCCTGCTGCGAGAGTGTCTTCATCGCCTGCTGTGGGTCCTCGGCGGCAGAGGCGAGTCCTCCAAAGCCTTTTACCAGTTTTGTAGTATTCTTTGTTCCTACCGCCGCAAGCTGTGCATATGTAGAAGCCATATCGGAAGAACTGTATATAGTCTGTTCGGCAAATTTTTGTAAGTTTTTTCGTACCTTTGTGATTTGCTTTGTAGACTTTTCTGCGATTGTCATATTGCCCGTAAAGGTCTTCCAGGTTGCACTAGATTCATTCATTCCAGCAACAAGACCGGACAAATTGTTTGTAACTGCCGATACCGCTTTGCCACCTGCTGCCGCAAAAGCTCCGAATCCGATTCCTTTTTTCAGTATTGAACCGAGAGATTCTGTAGACTTCTGTGCAGCTTTCATCCCGGCAGTAAATCCTGCATCTCTTGCGCTAAGTATCGCCTCTACACTGTATGATTCTGACATTAGTCTATCCCTCCTCTCGTTTTAAAAGCTGCTTTACTCTTGCAAATCGGTCTGTTTTGTTCTCTTCTTTCATGATTTCTCTTAAGTTTGCTTCATGGTCGTAGAACTTTTTAAAAATAGTAAAAACAGGCCTTCCTGATTTCTTTCTGGCTTTTGCCTTGAAATTCAGAAACGCCTGTAAATGATTTCTATAATCTTTTTCTTCCTGTTTCAATTCTATTGCTTTTCTTAATAATTTCCATTCGGGGATTGTGAGACTATCTACTTCCTCAAAGCTCTTAAATCCTAAGTACTGAAAACATTCAAGAGCTATCTGTTTGTATATCTCCTCAAAGTCTTTTACTTCTGTTTCTTCTCCGCTTTCTTTTCCTTTGCCGCTTCCAGTTCTGCCGCTTTCTTCTGCTTCTCCATCATCTTCAGCACTTCCGCTGTGATTTTCTTCGTAGCATTCGCTGACTTTAAAAAATCAATCACCTGCTTGAACACATCGTCTATATCCGTGTTCTCATCCTCAATATAAATATCAATATCCTCTTTTTTCAATCGAGGATTCTGTCCCTTATTTGCAATAAATAAAACATCGCATAAAGTCTCGACATTTCCATCCAGTAACTCTCCAAATGCATACTGCATTCCGATGTTCATTTCCTTACCTGGAATTTTTTTTACTGGAATAGTTGTCATCTTATTTACTTCTCTTAAGAATCCCATTCCAAATTTAAACTGATATACCTGTCCATTCATTTCTAATTCAAACATTTATCTTCCTCCTTTAATGATTTAGGCACCTGTTTTTGGTGTATCTGCGAAAGCGTAGGCCTGTTCCTTCTGGCTTGTTGTAATGGTGATGTCTCCGTCTTCTCCCGTTCCATTAATACCAAACGTAAGGGATACTTCTACGAATTCATCTGCATTTGCTGTATATTCGATTTCTGTTAAAAATCCCTGGAAATACTTCCCTTTAAATTTATTGTTTCCGTCTGCTGCCGGTTCCATAAGATTTGCTTCCCAAATCTCAATAAGAGAATCTTCATCTAATGCTTTTTCAAGTTTGTCAATCAGCTTATCACCTTTTTTCAAAATGGAAGTCGCTGTAATCTCTACTTCCGCTGCTCCCGGTGTCCTGATTGAACCATCCTTTGTAGCTGTAGAGTCAGCATCCTTTGACTTGGTACGTCCGTTTTCTGTCGTAAAAGCAAGTGTTGTACCGTCTTCCTTTGCTGCTTCTGATAAGATTCTATACAGATAGACAAGTTTCTTACCCTGTACTGCCTCATTTGCGAAAAGCTGTAAATCTAACCTTTTCATCTATGTACCTCCTAATTAAACTTAAATTCGAGTTCTAATACTCCATGAATGAGGGGCTGTTTTGTTGTTGTGTCCGCTAAAATCCTCTGATCCATGTTTCGAAGATTCCAGCCGAAGTTTTTTGTTGACTGTAACTTATAACAGATATCCTTGATTCCTAACAGAATGCCCGATACTGTTCCTCGCTGTCTTGGACTATTGTGCCAGACATGGATTGTCTGAAAGACATTTCCGAATGCTACCGTTTTATTTCTATCGTCCGTCTGATGAGAATCTGCAAGGTAGATAAACGGGTACGGTGTTCCTTCTGGTGGAAGGAATGAGTCATAAATCCCGATATCTGGATACTTTTCTTTTAATGCTACAAGTAAATAGGAAAATAATTCCTGCTGTGGATCCATGCTTTTCACCTCATTTCACAAGTTTATCCATGTCTTTTTTAAAGAGTTCTTTTTGTTCTTCCCAACTAGGTTTTACGAACGGTTCCGCCTGCATGAACCGAGTCCCGTATTCTACATAAGGCGAGTAATCTGTTGTCGGTCCTACCGCTGCTGTCATCCCGTCATCCCGTATCTCTGTATTGATGCTGTTGGCCGTATCACCAGTCGTATACCCTTTCGTAAATGCTGTCGTTGTCTTCCGTTTCATTTTTCCATTCAGTTCATCTCCGTTGACCTGAACTACTCTTCTAACATCATTTAGATTGCAGTTTGCTTTCAGCTTTCTCTGGAGTTCATTCAGCCCTATCATTTTGATTCCTGACATCAAGCCACCTCCGACACAATAAACGTCTGCTTTGTCCGAAGCTTTCTTGTGTAATCAACCTTATAGATCTTTTCACCAATACGGATGTAATCAAATTTTTCTTTATAATGATTCCGAATGTGTAGCGTAAGACTTCCCTGCTTTATGCTGCCATAGACTAATTTAAGCATCTTTGTTTGTGTGTCCATGACAGAGGCGTATTTTAATGTTTCCTGAATTTTATCCTCTTCGTAATTTCCCGTATCAGAATCATATGCCCCTGGAACTCGTTTCTGAAAAAATACTTGTGTGCCGTACCTCATAAGAATTTGAATCCCCCTTTTCTTTTGTTCTTGTTTCGTTCGTCAAGATAAGCATTGATATCGTCCATATATCCAGAGAAATCATTGTCAGACCAGGAAAGGCTTTCTCCTTCAACACTGTGGGAAGAAAGCCCTTCTGAACCAAGTTTGTTATACCGAATAATTGAAACATCCAAAATAATATAATCCATCTCATCTGGTGGATCTAATCCTCCAAGAAGAAACTTTAACCGTTTTTTTGTCCCTGTAAGGATTAATGTCAATCTTCGGTCAAGACTATGTTCTTCTTCTGGGAGTCCTAATAATTCCTTTAAATCGCTTAATAAAACGATGTCTGTCACTGTACATCACCTTCCTGTACCGCTTCAATCAGTGGTTCTCCTCTTGCGTTTTCTGCTCCAAGAAGTTCTTTAATACGTTTTTCATCTACTTTTTTGCCCTGTCGAGGATACACATCCCCGACAGAATAATTATGATAGATTTCTCCTTCTTTGATTTTCTTTGAATCTGTTAAATCTGCAAATTCTCTGATTACTCTATACATTTACACCCCCGCTTTCGAAGTTACCTCTGTCTTTCCTGCACCAACTACTTTGTACTTGGCATCGCATTCAACAATTACAATCTCTTTTCCGGTTTCAGCGGTGATATCAGAAGAACCATCCCATACAGTCCATCCCTTTACGTTCTGTCCTTTTACCGGCATATCGAGATTTTCTCCGACTTTATACTTGTATGTATTACTATCGGTAGCTGTTGGTGTTACGGTAACCTTAGTGTCTCCAGCCTTTGTTCCGGCCGCACTGGTTACTTTTAATGTTTTAAGAGAACCGGATGTCAACTTAGCAAATGCCTCGTCTTTTACAATCATGAAACCAACATCCATTGTTACTCTCAAAGCCACTAATTCCTGCTCAAACAGATTGACTGGTGTTCCATCGGCATTAGTCAGTGTTGAAAGCTGTGCCGATTCATCTAACTTGTAGCTCATGCCAAATGGGATTCCGTAGTACATATAGTCAAAATCACCGGCATATAATGTTCCCTTATCAAGTGATTTAAGGTCTGCAACTGGCATTCCATCAATTGTATTATTCCCTCTATCATAAATTGATTCAATAACAACACCGTTCTCAATCTTGTGAGCATTTCTTAAAGTGCTTCTATTCCGTTTTGTAGAGATAAAGGCATTTGCATCGTAATCTTCGTCTGTCAGCAGGTCTTCCAGGGCAAGGATATTGTCATAGGTCAGCTCTCCATTGATTGTGTTTCCTGCCTTTTCTGTAGAACCGTCTACCGACTGCGGAAACGGATTTTCCACATTTAAGATTGCTGCCGCATCAAACTTCTTATAGAATGCTTCTGCAATCTTCGGTTTCATAACTTCGAAGAAATCGGACATCTTATACTGGAGATATTCTCTTGAGCATGGGATGATTACACCAAGCTTTTTGGCAACCATCTTAATATTTAACCACTGTGCTTTCGATGTCTTAATCTTTTCGCCTTCACCTACCCAGTAAGCACCTGGTCCTTTTGCAAAGTATTCAAATTTCTTTTCTTTGCCATCCATTTCTTCATACTTTGCAAGCTGCATGACCTTACTGTTTTCCATAACATCTTTTAAAATAAGCGTATTGTATTTTTCCGGGATTGTTCCATCCTTTTTCTCATACATTGTTACATTATCCGGATTAAATTCCGAAGCAAATAACTGTAAATCTAATTTTGTTTTATGCATTTTCTCTATCCTTTCTTTTATTTAATGATTCTGCTCTGTTTTGCCATTGCTGCAATACTTGCATTTCTACTTCTGCCTCCGGCATGAGTTCCCCCGCCGTCATGCGGAGGAGTCTGCCTTGCCTTAGCTTTGATCGCCTCAGAGATTTCTGCATCCCAAACCTTTTTAATATCTGTGATCGCTGTCTTAATCTTCTCTGCATCCATAATGGTTGCTAAAGATTCTGCAAATCCTAACGGGAGAGATTTCTCCTGCAGTTCTTTCTGAACTTCTACAAGAAGCTTTTCCTGCTCAAATTTCGCCTTTTCTTCTTCAAATTCTCTTCTCTCTTTATTGCGAAGATACTCTGCTTTTTCCGATTCGGTCATCTGTGCAAGCTTTTCTGCTTCTGAGAGCTTATCATCCGCCAGTGCCTTCCACTTTGCCTGTGCATTTCCTACAGCTGTATTCACTGCTTTCTGTACTCTGCGGTCAAATTCTGCACGATTTCCTTCCTGTGCTAAAAAATCATCGAAGCTGACAGTTTCTTTACTCCCTTCGCCGCCCTGGTTGTTTCCGTTTGTTCCTTCCGCTCCGGCTCCGCTGCCGTCTCCTGCGCCACCACCGTCTCCTTCTGCGAATAACTGTAAGTCTAATTTGTATTTACTCATATTGCTCCTTTCTGTACCGCTCCGTACTAAGTCCGAACCGTCACTCTGGGTAGTTTAATGTCATTTCAGACAAATAATAAGTTACACAATTTTTACATTGTTTGGAAATTCATTTGCTATACTGCAAATACCAAGAAAAAAAGAATCTATCAGAGTTTTTGTTTGCTCTGACAGACTCCCAAAATCTAAATTTATGATTACTTTTCCTGATTTTACTACGCAAGTGCTCTTATCCTGTGTCAAATTCTGAATAGAATTAACTAAGTTCTGTGTGAGAATTGAAACTGCTGCACATGTAATGTCTTCCCCTTTTTTTGCAAAGCCAGCATGTCCGCTAACTTTGACTTCATCTTTTCGAACGCTTACTTCAATCAAAAGAAACCCTCCTTCCTTTCCGGTCATTCCCCGCCGGTGGGAGATAACCTGGATCACCTCCTATTCTTCTGTGTGACATGTATTTGTTAATTTCCCATACACATCTTCGTAAAGTTCCTGTTTGTCTCCGTTATAGGTATATTCGGCATAGATGCCGTCACCCGAAATTGTTGTTGATGCAAGACACTTGTAATTTTGTAATGTCTTACAAGACCAGACAATATATACATTACTGAGGTCAATCTCTACACACGCTTTGTTTTTGCGATACCATTCAACCAATTTTCTTTTGCACACTGATTCAAAGTGTGCCATTCCTGTGATGATCATGTCTTTCTCCTTTCTTGCACCGGCACAATTAAATCATTAAGTCTACATCCTCCATTGCTGCTCTTGCTTCGAGTACCGCCATGTAATCTGCCATAGCTTTAAGCTGCATATTGTAAGTGCTGCGTGGGCAAGTAGGTTCAAAGGCAAGCGTTCCCTCATCCCATTTCTTAAGCATTTTTCTTAATCCGTCAAAGCGAATCTCTAACTGCTTATATTCTGCTTTGAAACGCTCTTTGTAGTCTTCACTTATCATACCTATCGCCGTTGCTGGAAGCTTATTCTTATCATATTCTCTGTAAGCTTCCTCAAATGCATATGCCGGAGACCAGCTTACATAATCATCGCTGTACTTCACGAGATAGCCTGCGTCCTCTGGATTTTCGTCCGCTGGAATCTGCCAGCCTCTGTAGTTATTGTAATCTCCTCTTGTCATTGGTCTTGCTTCAATTACTTTTGTTCCAACATACTTTTTCATGTTCTCTTACCTTCCTTTTCTTAAAAATAAGTATAAAAATGCCACCAATCGCAATGATTGATGGTATTATTTTTGATAATAAGTTTTGATAAAGCTGTCCGCTCTATATTTCGTTGTTATCTGTACATTATCAAAACTTACAAGTATTGATAATGGAAGTCAGATAAAATCACTCGTTTTTCCATCCTATAGGATATCCTGCATTTTCCCATTCCTCAAATGTCACTTGTTCTGGAATAAGTCCAAACATCTTCATTACTTTTAAATCACTTTCTTTTGACTTTCGAATTTCTTCTTCACTTGGTTTTTGTAGCATCCTCTCTTTTGCTTCCTGGGTCAGACTTGCTTTTTCCTTTTCCGTAGGATGTACATCATCGTATCTAGTTCGAAGTAAAAAACATTCGTGTTGAGATAATTCTCCTTTTCTTCTTTCCTGCTCATCTCGCGGCAGCCATATCCATTCTCTTGCTGTTAAGCCCATCGCTATCGCTCCTTTAAAAGTATGAAATATTTTCCGTTGTAATTCACTGTTTTTACAACACAAAATTCTTGTTTTCGTTCATAAAGCACTTCTTTTTCATCTAAGCCAATCGAACTAATATCTCTTCCTCTCTTTGAGGACTGAACATAAATTTGTATGTCTGCATCTTCATTATACCCTCTTTCTTTTGACATGCTCCAATATTGATTTATTGTGACTGTCTCATTTTCAACATACTCTTTCATAAATTTTTCAATTCTCTCATTTTTATCTGAAAAAGCCGTAAAATCAACTGTCCGTATAAGATTTCCTTCATATTGGGGCATCTTTGATAAAGCAGAATCTAACTCTTCTACAAACTTTCGTTCCTGTTCTGGAAGTTCATCTGTATCTTTATGATTTCTTAGTAGCTCATTAATTCTATAAGCTGCTGAACTCTTGTATTCAAGAAGTGTTTTCTTTTCTTTCTTCGTTAACTGCATCTTATCAGATTTACCAAGTGTTTTCAAGCGTTCCCATTCTTCCGTGGTTCCACCTTTATCAAGCCAATCTAGCCATGCATGATAATCTTCCATATCATGAGCTGGACCAGTAGTACAATGACACTGAGGATGCATAGGTGGGGCATTTTCTCCCGGCATCATATCCGATACATTAAATATCTTCCCATCTAATCCTTTGCAGATCTTACATGGATGCGGTCCCGTTGCCATATACTCATACTTTTCATTGCCATTCTTCTCATAAGATTGTTTTGCAACTTCTGTCTGTGCTCTTCGAAGCTCCGTAGTCATTAATCTCTCTGCATTATACTGAGAGACTCCAAATACTTTTCTGAGTCTTCTGGCAAGTTCCCTTGAGCCTTTCCCTTGTATTAGAGCCGTACGAAGATGTTTCTCTACCTCAAGTTTTAATAGTTCTTTCTGTCCCCAGATACGTTCCGAAAAGGTTGCATTGTGGAAGGATGCTCCTACGATTGCTTTCACCCTCTTTACTGTGTCTGCTTTTGTAATGGTCTTACCAAGAATACCGGCAAGCCGTTCAAATTCTTTCATGCTTTCATCAGTAATTACCTCATTGTAGTAATCCCGAAGCTTATCAAAGTCTCCTGTAAGTTCTAAAGCAATCTTTGCTTTCAGAAGTTCTAAGCGATTGACTTTCATTGTCATATTATAAAGCCGCATATCCTCATTTGCTTCTTTTGAGAAGTCTTTTGACTTTACATACTTCTTGGCTTTGCGGGCATATTCTTCAATATCAAGTTTAGATGCTCTCTTTTTTGCCTCTCCTATAGAGATCCCTTCCTTTTTTGCATACTTTACATAGAATGAATCTATCTCCTTTTGTACATCATCGAGCATATCTTCATATATCTCTTTGATTTCTTCCTGATATCCTTTTTCCCGTTTCGCACGTTCCTTTCTTGCCTGCTCCTCTCGTTCCTTCCAATACGAGCGACTATGATTCATCCGCTCTCACCTCTTCTTCTGCATTGCTTTGTACCGGAGAAAACATTTGATTCAATACTAGATCCGTTTTGTTTTCCTCTTCCTCCTCTTTTACTTTTTCCATTTCTGCCTGTGCATCTTCGATGAAAGAAGCAAGCCCTAACAAGGTTTCCTGGCTAAACTGTGCTCCGGCATCCGCTAAAGCTTTCAGTTCTTCCAGAATGGCTTTTGGAAGATTTGGGGTAAAGACAATCTGTAATTCTCCTAAGTCTGCGTTATCCGCTTCTTGTACAAAATTCTTGATATTAAGCAGCAAGCGATAGCGGCGCATTAATCCCTTCTTGAATCCCCTTTGGCTCGTTTTACATACCTGTTGAAAGCCAAAGAGTTTGTACTTCATCGCTTCTCCTGACTGCGTTCCGGCAAAAGCTTCGTCTGTAAGGTCTGGCACAAAGGATATCTTATGAATATCTTTCTGCAAGCGTTCCTTATATGCTTCCGCTCCCGTTACATCATACTGTTTGTAGATGTACTTTGCATCTGTCTGTGATTTGCTTCCGTCCGGATTGATTCCATTACTCAAAAGCAGCATATTCGCATTTTTCATGTCAATCATGTCTTGGACAGTATATCTGTTCATGTCAAGATCGCCTGTGATTGCAAGTGTTGCCTCGTTAAAATCACTCATATAGTTTGCAGAATCCGATTCCGCTGCATCGTAAAGATCTATTAAAGATGTGACATCCTCATATCCTCCCTGACGATATCTATCCGGGGAGTATTCTGTGATCGGAACCTCTCCCCAATAATGCCGCTCTCTGCTTTCTTCTTCCAGATTGAGAATGTTTACAGTAGTCGGTTTATATGTAATGGTCTCTGTATCTGTATAGACTGTTATAGATACCCTTTCTTCCTGTCCGATCTTGTACTTCGGATACCTTACAGCAAACAAAGGTGTGCGTTCTACATCCAATCCATAACACACGAACGTCTCAAACACATTGCTGATCACTGACCTATCCTCATCATTCTGGTTACGATACTGTAGTTCATAAGCCCTTCCATACTTGCGGAAATCTCTCCACAGCTCCGCATCCAGTGCTTCAATATCATTTACCCGGTCATATTCTTTTATCATCTCGTTTATCTTATCATCTTCGCTGACCTTCTTTATTGGAACCCCGGTGTTGTATCCTACGTCAAATACATTGATAATCTTAGCAAAATTGTGAGCCACTCTGTAATCTGCCTTTTCTTTTTCTGTCCTTCGCCGCTCCGCATTATAAATCGTTGGATTTCTGGCTTTGATATAATCATCTAATGCCGCAAGTCTTGGACACTGCACTTCATGATGATTCATTATCATTTCTCTTAATAATGCTTTATCACTCAAAATCTCTTCCGCACTATGAGCGCGATACGAGAAGTTGGCTTCTGGCCCATATCTCTGTTGTAAATTTCTTTCAGAACGATACACCGGTTTTGTATCTTTCTCAAATTCATTTACATGTAATGTTTCCTCGCTCATCGCAACATACCTCTCAATCTCTTTGCGTTCTGTATCTGTTTTTGTGGAGTTTCTATCTCTCTTACTGTCATATCGGAGTAAATGCCGTATCGGATTGCGCAAAGAACATCGTCATTCTCTTTTAATGGTTCTCCTGTGTTCTTTTTCCACACGTACTTATAAATCTCTTCCCGGAATCTCGGACATTCATCATAAACAATAAAGAATTTTTTTGTCGTCATAAGCGTTGCGACCGCTTCAATTCCTGACAATACTCTGTTGTTTGCCAGATATGCGGATATTCCCGCTTTCTGAAAAGCTGAGATATGCTCCGTTCTGGCCGGGTCACAATAAAAAGGGATGTTACCATATCTTCTGATAACATCCTTTGCTCTCTTTATCCATTCGCCTATATATTTATGCTGTGCTGCATATTCTTCTATGATGTAATACTCATCACCTTTTACTCCAATTACAACAATTGCTCCATAATGCTCCCAGCCCCAGTCCACACCAGCAAAATACCGGTCAAATATTATCTTGTTTGCCTGTTCTCTCGTGATTACATGGACATTTCTATCAAATTCTGGATAAACAACTCCTTCTCCCGATACCCATAATCCATTAATACCTCTATCATAAAACATCCCTTTGGGGGTTGTTTCTTTGATCTGCTGCACATATCTTTCATCCAAGAACGTATTATCATCTAATCGGAAATGAAAGCTCATAATCCCAGCCGCTTCTGACTGGATGTAGTCTTTTAACAGCCAATGCTCTGGATGGTCCGGGTTAGTATCGGCAATGATTCTTGCTCCTGGACCGCTACATCTTGCTTTAATCTCGTCAAAGACTTCCTGATTTGCAAGTGATGCCTCATTGATATAAGCTCCAAAAGCTGTCATGCCTCGAATTCTTCCCAGACCAGATATTGAACCATGCGAAGTCTGCACAACCCTTACACCAAATAATGTGAAATTATTGTATTTATCAAACTTAAATTCAAATCCATATTTATTAGATAGCTCTATGAGGATATTCTTCTGAATATTTGAAAAAGAATATCCTGCAAGAATGTATTGTGGAGTATCTATCCCAAGTTCATTTGCTATTCCCCGAACCCTCATGAGTTCCTGCAAGAATATATCATTGTCTAGCTGTGTCTTACCGCTACGCTTCGCCCCATGATTGATCAGCATAAACCAATCTGTATTCTGGCAGGCTTTCAGTATATCTATCTGCTTCTGCGTGTAAATATTATTCAGATTCAGCATCTAGCTCACCGCCTATCGCTTCGAATAGCTTAGCCACCTTATCCTCTACAGATATCTGATCATCAACTTTAGCCTTTGCTTTCAATACTCCTATTCTTGCTTTCTGTTCTTCTGTTGCTAATTCATAATTACTATGCAACAGTTCATCATATTGCTTTATCAAGGACCTTAATTCTCCTTGTGCCCTTGCCTGTGCTTTTAAAAATGTTGCCTGTTTATCCCATGCCTGTTGTACCTCCCATTTTTCACCTATAACATTTCCCTCTTTTTCCTCTATCTTTTCAATCGTCTTATCCTCATGGTCTTTTACATACATGATCTGCTGCGCTCTTACGATGGCTGCATAAGCAATCTGTATATTCTCCCAGAGAATGTCTAACGGGTCTTTCTTTTTAATATCCTGGATAATAGAAAAGGTCTCTTCCGGAAGATACTTCGAGAAGAAACCATGTTTTTCTGCGTTTTTATTACTAGGCTGACCGCCTTTCTTTTTATCCGAACGTTCGCTATTTTTATCCGAACGTTCGTTATCCCATTTATAAGTACTTTTCCATCGTCTAACTGTTCCTTCCGGAAGACTTAGTTGACTTGCAATCTCAACTAATTTCAGTCCTTTCAGGTATAGTTCTTTTGCCTGAATTATTCTTTCGTCCGGCTTTCTCGGCATCATCACCACCTCTTTATTCGTTTTGGAAATATCCCCTCCAGGAATCGAACCTGGGACATTTGTGCTCTACCACTGAGCTAAGGGGATAGAAAAAGCACCCCGAAGGGTGCCCTTTTAATATAATCAAGTTATTCTCCAATTGCTTTTTTATAATCATCAATATCAATGATTATATTTTTTATTTTTTCATCCATTTTATCCAACAGATTTTCTTTATTTATAGCCATATCTAAAATTTCATTTAATGTGAAATGAATAATGACTACATCATGTAACATTTTATATTTCACTGCATGTTCATGATATGTTTTTGGTGCTTTTCCTCTACTAACAATTACTCCAAATTTTACATATGTATGGTTTTTCTGAGTTTCCGTTATTATGCTATGCAATTTACTAAGATATGAACCTTTTGGAGGCTTTCCTTCTATAGTTGCATCCTTTTTATTTCTTCGCGTTTCATTTTTACATTCAACAAGGAAATGTCCTCCTATAACATCAAATATTCCGCAATGTGTATACCAACGATTTGTAACAATGCAATCAATTTGATTATTTGTTATTTTCCTCTCTTCTGCCGAAAACAGATTTCCCATATTAAATAAAAATATTACTGTCTTCTCTAAAGATTCTCCCTTTTCTTTCTTAGTTTTTGCCTGTAATGCTAACTCGCATAATTTTTTAAGTTCTGCATAATCCTCATCCGTCGGATTATACAGTATAGCATTAAGATGTCCCTCTTTTACAAACTTTTCAATACTATTTTCTTGGGCAACAACAGACTTTGCATTATCCCTTATCTTGTGTTGCCCAGAATCAAAAGGGAACTTATCCTTATCCAGAGAAAAAATCAACACTATATCCTCTTCGCTAATCTCAATCTCGGAACCACATACATAACATTCATCCACATTAAATAGTTCTTCAAAATCTTTAGCCTGCTTAATCAAAGCTCCACATTCTGGACATCTGACAGCGAATTGTAATTCTAAAACCCCTATCTTTTTACATTTCATCAATATATTTCTTGCTTCCGAAAAATCAACACCCATATATGAGGCAAGTTTCTCCGCAGTAATTTTATCTGATGTATTAGGAGTTAATTGTTCAAAAAATTCTCTTAATTTTTCTAATTTTTCTTCTGACAAAATATCATTCAGCTTCAATAATAGCGAACAGCACATTCTGTAACTCCTCCTCACTTATATATCCATTAGAACGCAAAAAACAATCTGTTCTTTCCATCTTCATTTCTACTTTAAATCTTCCTTTTTTCTTTTTATCCTCAAAAGAAAATATTATTCCATCACATTTTTGATTTTTTTGCATCATTTTTTTATTATCGAAAAATATCGCTTTTGATTGTAAAGGTTTTTCTAAGCCAGATGCTTGTTCCAAATGTGATTCTTCTTCGTCTGTGGCTATTATTTTTAGAGGATAGGCATCTCTACCATCAATAAAAATATTTTTATCTGGATAACTAATTGAAAGATATTTTTCAATTAAATTCAATACATCCGCTTCTAAGTCATCTCTATATTTCTCATCTATTTCACAAATTTCTCCCAAAATTGTATCTACAACCTTATTATTTTTTTCGCTTTTTTCTTCAATTTTATTTTTTATTATCTCAGGAGTTTGTGTATACTTATTTAATAAAATATAAAATTTCTTCTTAAAATATTCATTAGCATCCTCCTGTTTTATGTACTCAATTCCAAATGTTTTAGCTAAAAATTCAAAGCATCTTTTAATCTCTTTAGAGGTAGTTGTTGTTACTCTTTCTTCAAAATTTACTTTTTCCTTGGAATATAAACACATTGAAGTTTTGGATTTAGCTCGTCCTGTAATTAATCCATATTTAAAATAAATATCTATGAAAATAGGGTAGATAATAGTTTTTTCACATTTTGGACCGTGAATATATATCAATTCCGCAAAATAAAAGCTTAGCACTGTCCCTCTATTTGTTTCTCTTTTTTCGCATTTAACCAATTTGACATTTTCATCATATTTATTATTACCGCAAATATGTCTACAGTCAGGATTTAATAACAGTTTCTGCGGGATTTCTTTCATTTCAATTAGTTTTTTCCAACATTCGCTATTTGTATTTGCTTTTCTTATGTGAATATGTTTAATTCCCTCCTTAAGAACTTCATCTAGCCAATCCAAGACTATCTCCAAATTTTCATCTGATTCGTTAGCAAATTCTTCAATTTGATTGACTAAATTCGCCCTCGACATTGTATATTTAGGCACAACGCCATTACTTAATAAAAAATTTTTCATGCTATGCATTACTAAATAATTTTCATAATCATCTCTAAATGATGCAGGTATTTTAAACAAGATTCTTTCCTCCGTGAAACATTTTCTTTTATTCTACTCCTTTTCTTTCAAAAATACTATTCCCCAAAATACACAAAAAATACACCCTACATTTCTATAGGATGTATTTCAAGAAAGTTTTACGGAGAAATAACCAAGGCAACTATGCCTTTTTATTTCATTTTACACTCTACCACACTTTGAGGAGACATCGGGAGACATTTTTGAATTTTCTTCAAAAAATCTAATTTTTCTCTTCTGGCAGTTTTTCTCTGTATATGCTATTTTTCTTTTCGGAAAGAGAGAATTCATTCTCATAGCCACTTGTGCCCAAGTCAGTCCCTCGATATAATAAAGTCGGAACATAATCCGGAGTTCACTTTTTTCGATAGATTCTATGTATTCCTCTGCCTGATTGGTAAGTTCGAGCAGTTCTTCCTCTTTCATCTTTAGGCGTTGTTTTCTCGATATGAGCAAATTCTTTGCTTTAGTATACCCCGGAACCGGAAAACCTTCAACCGTAAAATGCTGTATCCCTCCCATACCTCCTGATACTACATCGCTCACCGCTCCTTCTTGCTCGATTTTTTCCAGCCTTTCTTCTGTCATTCTTATGAGCCTCCTCAGCTCTTTTATTTCTGCTTGTATATCGCAGTACTGGATTAGGACTGACTTTTCCAATGGAATCACCTCTTTCCTGCTATCTATAAATCTTGCCCGTTTTCTTATCTCTGAGTTTAATTCGTCCAAATACTTCAAATTCATCTATTGCCGCTACTGCTTTCATAGCATTAATTGTTCTTGTTACCGAATCCGGCGGCTTATCCGCTGCCCTAATCGCATCATGCGCCGTTTTGTCTTTGTAGTGTTCGTGATTTCGTGTATCCATCCATTCACCTACTTTCCCTTTGCAGACATTGCAGTATTTACCGCTTTTTCTATTCGTTTCAAATATCTTAACTGATTCTGAATGTACTCATCAGAATCTTTACCCCCGAATGCCTTCCAGTCAGCGATTCTCCTATCAACATCCTGTAACACTTTGATCGGGATTATATCAAGATTAATATCTTCAAGGCTAATCTGCTCCATCTTTTTACTCCTCTCAAATATGCTCATGCAACTCCGGTGGTCCGAACGACTGAGGCTCCAGCTCCATCAAAGCATTATATCTCTCAACATGTTCATCCGGTGCGATCTCATCGTTCATAAGCTCCCGCTCCAATTTATTGTATTCAGCATCTATCCTCTCTTTAAACTCCTGACGGCTTATCTTCCCTTCGATAAGCATTTGTTCTAATATTTTGTATTCGTGACTCATAATTTACTTCTTCCTCTTATTCACCCGTTTTGTATGCTCCGCCACTCTCTTGCATCCAGCTTTCCACTTCTGGTAGGCTTTACCTTGCTTACATGGCTGATTCATTCCCTCGCAACGGTCTCTTTCGGGACATTTCACGCATGGATTAATCATCTGTTTGCTCCTTTCATGAAATCACCTAATGCTCTATTTTTCCAAGGTGCTTCTTTTATGTCCTCTGGTTTGTACGGTTCTGGCAGCGGCATCCATGCTGTTACAAAACAACCTAAAGATGCATATGTTCTGCCTGTAAATGGAGCATAAAAAGCTCCTCCCTCATCATCTACTTTCCAAGTGCCTACAAGCGGCTCCTGCTTCTCATTTGCAAATGATAACAATACATGTTCTCCGTTCTGGGGTGTTTTTTCTTCTAACGGTATCCATTCACAAATTTTAGGCTGCTCTTCAATCAGCTTAATTACGTTTGTGCCTACAAGTAATCTCTCTTCACATTCCTTAATGAGTCTTTTTTCGTCAATCATCTCTTTCTTCTCCTTTCTGCAGCTTTTCGCATATCTTCCCAATCCTTTCTTAAGTCTTCTGGGAATACTTCCGGATTAACTACTTCTTTTCTGGCTTCCAACTCTGCTCTAATAAACTTTTGTTTTGTTAATTCTGTTCCTGCTTTTTCTAAGATATGCAGTGCTGTCTCTAAGTCTTCTTCTGTCAGCTTCGGATCACAAAGAAATGAAGTCAAATAGGGGGGCTCTGCTTCTAAATCATGTAAGCTTCTTTCGATGATTCTTCTGACATTGTCTGTGTAAGCCTCAAGAGGGATATCTATTTCAATCTTCTTCATTCTTCCTCCTCGATGTATTCCATCTGGCTTGCAGAAACTTCGTAAGCTATCTTATCAACTACCTTACCTTCTCCAATTCGTTTCTGATATTCTCTGCTTTGAATACGTCCCCGTAACTGAATCCTGCTTCCCACTGTAAGGTTACCTGCATATCTCGCATTACGTCCCCAACATATGCACGGAATATAATCAGACTTGCCATAAGCCCTGTTTACAGCCAATAACACATCTGCAATTTCTCTTCCAAGAGGTGTTGTTCTATATACTGGCTCTTTACAGATATATCCATCAAGAAAAATTTCATTGGGATTTCGATTCTCTGCACTGTCTATCATCTCAATCTCTTTTGCAAACAAAAATAAAACCACGCGATTTTTATCGCTTTCTTGTTTGTCATGAGATCGGAACTGACCTCGCGCCTCTAAAAACTGACCAATATGCGACTGTTTCACATCAATAAGGCGTTCTGATACCAGCAGCGGAATAATGTCACTTGAGTGACTAAGTCTGCTCACTTTTAACTTCACAAAATAAAATCCTTCGCCAAAAACTTCATGGCTAAATTCAAAATCAGAGATAATTTCTCCTGCAACTACTGCCTGGTTATTTTTTAAAATTTTTTCTGTCATGTTTACTCCTTCTCCCCGGCATTGCCGGGGAATCAATGGCATATAGCTCCGTGTTCGCACATGGAGCGGTTAACAAGTTGCTGTAATGTAAAAATCCTCTAAAGAGGCGTGTCCAGCTTTAAGCGACTAAAATATTCTTCTATCTTTTCTGCTGTTTCTTCTGGATTCTCTGTATCAAAGGCAATATTAGCAATCTCTTTCATATGTCTTAAGTCTTCTCTCAAAACTTCTTCTTTTATTCCTTCTACAATCAGCACGAAATCCATCATGTAGTCCGCAAGATTCCCTTCCATCTCTACAGTCAATTTTTCAGTGTCTGTTTTTATCATTGTTATCTACCTCCCGTGAGCCTCTCTTCCAGTGCACCGTAATCATATTCACGCTGCTCAAAATTGTGAAATCCATTCCTGCTTGCCTGCTGCTTAGCGGGGTTCTCCTGCTTGCTATTACGTTCCCAAGTTCTCACACACGCCTTCCAGTCTTTCATTTTGTTCTTCCCCACCATCCAGTTCTTCGATGTGTAAAAATCTACGAAATACTCCGCATCGATGCTGTTGCCTCTTTGCTCACAGTAGTCCCTCACTTCCTGAATAGTCGGTGCTTTGAAGATTGTGCGTGTTTTTTTAGATATATCGTCAGATATATCTTTTTTTATCTTAGTCTCTGTCTTATATCTATTTATGTCAGCCTTTTGTACTTCCTTTGTACTTCTTTTGTGCTTCTTTTGTACTTCTTTTGTACTGTCATTTGTATTGTACAAAATGCAGTACTTAGTGCATGTCCCTCGCTTTTTTGAAGATATAAAATCAATCAACCCAAGTTGCTTCAACTCGTTCCTGGCACGAATAAAGGCTTTCTCACTAATACCCATTCTTTCGCTCAGACTTACGTTAGTGCGAGAGAACCATTGTTCCCAAACGCACCTATTGTTGATCATTAAAAGTGTATGAAAAAGCAATTGCGCATTTCCAGAAACGACGTTGCACTCGCAAAAATCGTAAAAATTATTGAGCATATCTAAATATGTCATAAGACTCCTTTCAGGACTCAATATTTAATTTTCTATGATTTGTTTTCTAAGTTACTTATACTGACCTCCACCCTCGGAGAGCCTGAATAAAATTTCTCTACAGACAACGAAACAATCTGCGTATCGTCATGATAAGCGACCTTGTTTAACGCATCTAAGATACTCTTTATAACATTATCTAAATCCGGCTTCTTTGTCGGCCGGATAAGACCGGCAAGCATCTGCTGCCGCTTTTTCTTACTCGTACTCTTTGCGATCGGGTAATATGCTATGATATTTGCTTTAAGCTCCTCATCCGCATCAAAGGGATGCGCCCCAGTCTGGTAGAAGCAGGTCTTTATCAGATTCTCATAAAGTACCGTTCCATCTGGAGTATAAGAAAATGTACGACCATCCTTTGTTCGGACAGTCCGGGCCCTGGCCTTTCCTTTCGGAGGGCCGGGCACTGTAAAACTGACACTACTCATTGCTCACACTTTCGTTTTCTGATGTTTCATCAGAAAGCACTTCGCTATACTCTGCATCTACCATCTCTACTTCCTGCTCGTTTACAACCTCCGACATATCGACAGATAACTCTGATTTGATGCTTTCATCCGAAGTAATCGCTCTGGCAAAGTCAGCTTTCACTGGAGCATATTTAAGAACTTTCTTAATTACTGTCTTCTTTGCCATTTCCTCATAATTTTTCTTCCAAGGAGAATAGCCGCCAGAAAAAGACTGACTATACTTTCTTGCGTGCTGATCGATATCTTCTTTGCTCATCACTTCGAAGCCAAAACCACCGTTTTTAGACTTCCAGAAGGCGTATACAAGGAGAAGCTCCCCTCTATCTCTCGTAGCTGGTTTATGTACAAGCTTCGGATTTAATCCAAGTTCATATTCAAACTCATCATTCCCATAAACACAATGAGCCTGTACCGTCTGGATATCCTCATTTCTGTATACCATATCAATCATTCCGCGGTACCCAATCTGGAACTGACATTCTAATCTTCCTTTATTCTTAAACGGAATCAAATAGGCCTGTCCAAGTGGGGTGTTTGGTTCTAATCCAAGCTGTGCTGCGTTCATTAGTGCAGATAAAAATGTAATCTGACTACACTCTGCAAGTTTCGGAGTTGTATTAACTGCCGAAAGAGCCATTCTTGTAAATCTTTCTGGTGTGATTACTTTCGGAAGGGCTTTTTCAATTTCTGGCTTCAATACATTAATCATATCCGCAATGTTCATGCCCTTTGTAAGCTTTGTTTTCTGGTTATTCTTTTCGACTAACTGTTCTTTTACTCCCATGTTAAATCCTCCTTATGCAATGCCTTTTACAGTGAAGCGTCTGCTTTTTCCTACATTAATACAGTCTTTATAAACTTCTGGATACTCTGACTTCAATTTCTTTGTATCAACTCGCTTACTCTCTACTGTTTTCCACTTCACTTCATATGAGTTACTATATGCCGTTTCTGCTTCTTGCATATATTGTTTAACTTCCTGCTCAATCTGTTTCTTCTCTGCTCCGAGTTTCTTTTCTAATACGGTGATTTCTTCTCTTCTTTTCAAAGCTTCATCATATGTAGTAATATCAACAGATTGCTCTGGATCACTGTCTGCATATCTGGAATTGATATAAGAATCTACAGAAGAAGAACCATCTGGCGCCGGCATAACATTTGCAATTACGTTATTCTGCCAGAAATCTTTTTCCAGCTCTTCAATCGTGGCAATCAGTTCCTCATCTCGCTCGATGCGATGCCAGATAAACTCCTTGCCAAGAATTACACAGGCAATATACCAAGCATCTGCTCCGGTTACTGCCATATAGTGATTACATTGCACTTCATATTCTGGCGGGATAGAACCGTCTGCCCATTTATCTGCAGAAAAAGCCGATGCTGTTTTACATTCAAGTCCTGCATTTTCCCCAACGACCAGGCGGTCTACATTGGCAAGCATAAAAGGAAGTTCGGAATGAGAAAATATCGCATTTGCCCGTCTTACTTTCTTTCCGGTTTCCTCACAAAATCTTTTTGCTACATACTGCTCCAGATCTCGTCCCTGTCTCATTGCTTCGTTATCAAACTCTGATGTCTGTTCTGCAGTCTTGTCTAAAAATACGGATACAGCACTTCTATATTTATTTACCCCACAGATAGCTCCGGCATCGGAACCACCGATGCCTTTCTTTCGATAACGCAGCCATTCTTCATGTGGCATTTCTAAAGTACTTACTACTTTATTTAACTTCATATTGCTTACCATCCTTTCTATACTTTCTCCAGAAAACTAAAACGCTGCATTAACATCTGCATCTTTTCTTCCAATTCTCCAACACCCTCTAAATTTTCTATGCGCCCCCCTGCCGGTTGCGCCAAAATAACATCGCCTAAAACTGGTATACCAGTTTTGACATAACCGTACAAAAAGGAGGCTACTGCATTTGCGCTCGGACAAAAACCATTTACATCTTTAGGTTTGTAACCGTTTTTATCCAACATCATAAGAACGGGGCACTTAAAAAAATCATACAACTCATTTGTTGTAACTACTTCTACAGGACCGCCCATGGCATCCATGATCGCTCTATTGTTGCTAAAATCCACATCCACGATAGAAATCTTATTATCTGCGGTTATCTTAATTGTCTTCATTTCGACACCTCGTTCTTCTTTAAATCTTTTGCAATCCACCACTCCAGTGCAGCTTTCCGCTCTAAGAGGCGGGGTGATGTAGGCTGTAGTTCAAGAGCAGATTCCGTCTGGTTGTACTTGTGTAATACAAAATTAATTATCATGTTTCTCGCCTGCCAGTTTTTCAAGATACAAAATACATTCATTATATGTAGCTTTCTGCTCCTCTGGTGCGTTATTATACATATAAAATTGCTTATCCCATTCTTTTCCCTCAGAGATTTCGCCCTGCATAGCAATTACTTCTGTTGAGTAGTTACTATGTCTAAAAATGACACAGTTTCCCGCCTGCTGTGCTGCGTGTACTTTTTCAAGTAAAAACTTAACATCATCTAAGTTCAAAGTCTTTTCTTCCTCGTTCATAATTTTCTCCTTTTCTTTTCCTCTATCATGAGGTATACTTTAAGTGATTTATTTGCTATGTGCCCATTGGGAGTTGCCGCTCCCGCAGGCACATTTTTTTCATATTCCTTGGTTTTGTCTGTAAACAGCCTTCATAAATGTTGCGGCTGCCTGCTTAAACGCTTCCATTCTCCGTTGTCTTTCTTCCTCCGGAATATCAGGCCTGTGAATACGAATAACACAATTTTCACGTTCCAAAGTGATTACTTCTTTTTCCATTCAATTGCTCCTCATTTATGTTCATATTCATGTTTATGTACAACAGCTTGTCTGTCTTCTATTTTTATTGGTTCTTGATTAATTATCTCCCTCCTATCCTGCTTTCTCATCTCTACATAACATTCCAACCGTATCAACTACGCCAAGAATATAAATTTTTTGTTCATCAGGAACATACTGGATGTAATCTGTTACCTTTTTAATTATTTCTTTTTCTTTGTCGGTTAACTTAGTTTTCTTCGACATTTGTATTCCTCCTTTCTTTTCTTGAACTTAGTTAAATTATATATTAACTAAGTAAATTAGTCAAGTCTTTTTTTAACTCAGTTAATTTTTTTTGTTGATTAGCAAAACCAAATATGATAAGATGTAAAAAGAAAGAGAGGTGAATACTTTTGACAACTTCAGAGAGAATATCCGTCTTAATAGATGAACTGCAGATTTCAAAAAGTGATTTTGCGAGTGCCATAAACGTAACTCCGGCATACGTCTCTAAAATTATTAATAAAGGAGCGATCCCAAGCGAACGAGTTTTAGAAAAAATATGCAAAGAGTTTAAAGTTAGAGAATCCTGGTTAAATAATGGCGAGGGTGAAATATTTATAGAACTTACAAAGGACCAAGAAATTGCTGATTTTCTAGGAGATTTAATTTCGGATGAAACTGTGGATTTTAAAAAGAGATTAATTTCTGGTCTTGCGAAATTAAATCAAGAACAATGGAGTCAATTAGAAATTATCATGGATACCCTGATAGAAAACATTAAAAAATAAAGCCGAAGCCGAGGGTTAATCCTCGGCTCCTACTATTTTCTTCACTATTCTATATATTAATTCTAATTTTCGATAGTCTGCTCGATCTAAAAGTTTGATAATTTTTTCTTTCATGATATGTACTCTCCTTCCGGGTAATATATTTCAATCAATTCTTTCTTCGTCATTTTGCTCCTTTCACATTCTTCTGCTAATATGGTTCATTTTTCGATACATTATATGATTATTTTATCATACTTTATCAAGGATATGTAGTAGTGTCCGTATACACGGACACTTTTTTACTTATATGGTGATTCATATAAATCCGATATGGTCATCTCCAATTTCTCAGCAATTATTTCTAATACATCCAATCTGGGACTTATTTTTCCTGTAGCAATATCGTTTAAAGTTGAATGACTAATTCCTGTTAATTTTTCTAAACCTCGAAAAGATATTTTTTTCTCCTGCATGGCTTCTGTTAAAAGCACTCTCATTACCATTCTCCTTTCTATTAATGAGGTTTAGTTTTTGCTCTTTTTCAGAATTCTATACAACCAAGAACATTCATTCGATTTCTTGTTACAATTATACTACTCGAACATTTGTACGTCAATTAGTAACTTTTCCCTGATATTAATAGTATGACAGATTCGGTAAATTAACATTTTCCTCCTTTCGAAATCAGTGTACTAAATTTAAAATCAAAAGAATTTTTGTAAGAAAAAAATAATACACCATTAAATTCACAAATGAATTGCCAGTTCGTTTGTGCCCATTCAATATGTATAAATTTTTCGTTTTGTCGGCATTTTTTGCAAAAAAATTTATTTTCATGCATTTTCACAAAATCACTTATAAAATCTTCCGTTTCTTATATACATCTCACCATATTTAGTGTATAATTGCACTTATAACTATTTAAATTTTTATTCATACGAGGAAAAGGAGAAAAAACTTATGAAAAAGAAATTATTAGCACTTAGTTTAATTGCAGTAATGTCATTATCATTTACTGCCTGCGGTGATGGAAATACAAGCTCTTCATCTGATACTAAAACAAAAGTCGAAGCTACTACTGCCGCTCCAGAGGCTGCCACAGAGAAAAACAAAGAGTCTTATCAGTCTATTTTAGATAACTATACTCAGAAGCTTAAGGATGCTACTCCTGGCTTAGTAGATGAATTTAATAAAGAAGCCTCAGAAAAATCCAAAGATATAAATGCTCTCGCCGAAATTTGTAACTCAAAAGTTGAAAAATTGGCTGAGATTTGTAATACTGGTGTTGGAGAAATGGCAGATCTTATGAATAAAAACGGAGATGACTACTCCAAATACGAAGAATGGGCTAAAAAGCTTCAAGATGTTTATACTACACAATCTAAAGAAATTCAGGATGCATATACTTCCGTTGCTACCGGTCAATAATGTTTGCACCGGTACGCTGGTATTTCTTATATGCAAAAGGGCAGTTCATCCGCTGCTCTTTTCTCTTGCACATATGTTCTATCTATCGTATAATTATTTTACAAATAAAAAATCCGGTACTGGCAATACCGGATTCGTAACTTATCAACCAGGATGATTGATAATAAACACAGATAAATTATATCATACATCCTGCCGTTTGCATAGGGTGTATTTTTTATACCCTTTTTAGGGAGGCAATCAATGTATAATGATTCAAAAGGCATTTATTTAATGTATCTCAGAAAATCACGTGCTGATGAATATAATCAAGATGTCGAAAATATTTTAAAACGACATGAAAAAGAACTTCAATCACTTGCCAAGCGTGAGTTTGGTGAGCTTATTCCTGAAAAATATATTTTTAGAGAAGTAGTCTCTGGCGGGACCATCAAAGACAGACCTCTAATGAAAGAAATTTTAAAAATGATGGAATCCGGGATAATAGCAGGAGTTCTTGTTGTTGATCCCCAGAGGCTTTCTCGTGGCGATTTATTGGACCAAGGACATATAATCAATGCATTTAAATATACTAATACTTTAATTATAACGCCCTACAAGACTTATGACTTAAACGATACTACCGGGACAGATGTGAAATTACTGAAAATGGAATTAAATCATGGAGCTGACTACCTAGATTATTATAAGATGATTCAAGCAAGGGGAAAACTGGCATCTGTGCGAGCTGGTAATTTTATTCAACCTATTCCGCCTTTTGGCTATAGAAAAGTACGTTATGGCAAAGTAACTACTTTAGAACCCATAGAGGATGAAGCTAAAATCGTGCGAATAATATTCCAGAAGTATGCCGAAGGAAAAACAATATGTGGGGTTACAAATGAATTAAATGCAGAAGGATATATACCTCCTAGCAAGCAAATATGGACTAAAGGAAGTGTAAAACGGATTTTATCCAATCCCGTATATGATGGGAAAATACGATGGGGATTTACACCTAATGAAACAGTAATGGAAGATGGTAAATTAAAAAAATGCCGTCCTGAGAGGCACGATTATCTATTATTTGACGGGAAGCATGATGCAATAGTTAAGCACGGTTTGTTTATGTCTGTTCAGGAACGTCTGTCTAAAAATAAATCCTTTACGAATGACCGCTCTTTAAAAAATCCACTTTACGGAATTATGTACTGTAAAAGATGCGGTAGAAAAATATCAAGGCAAAATGTAACAGAATCACGAGGAGGGCATCGTTATGCGTGTCCTAACAAATTATGTGATGTTCAATCATCAAGATATGACTTGGTAATAAACGCCGTCATTGACGCAGTCCAACATGCTATAGATGATTTTGATATTACCATTTATGACTGTAATACGTCTGATTCAAGCGAAAAAATTCGGGATTTACGTCAAGAATTAACCAAACTAAACAACAAAGAGGAGACTTTATTTGAATTACTTGAAACAAAAGTATATTCAACCAGCGTTTTTACACAACGTCATGCAGAGTTAGAAAAAAAACGTCAAGAAATCATCGGGGAAATCAACACTCTTTCGTTAGTAGTTCCTCCAGAATCTTGTAATGACAAGAAAATGCGTTTTAAAGATGCACTTCTTGCTTTAAAAGATGAATCTATGCCCCCAAAAGAAAAAAATCGTTTATTAAAGAATTGCATAGAAAGAATTGATTATGATATAGAGGGAGTAAGATATCACTCAAAAGTCAAATTAGATGTTTATTTTAAATTTTAAGCGAGGTGTTTCAGATGCAAGAAAATGAAACTTATGTAATCTATTTGAGAAAGTCTCGTGCAGATAGCGAAAAATTTAGTTTAGAAGAAGTATTTGCAAAACATGAATCAGAACTCCAGTCACTCGCAGAACGTACTTTGGGTAATCGTATTCCTGTGGATAAAATCTTTCGAGAGGTCGTATCTGGCGAAACAATCACAGATAGACCTGTTATATCTCATATATTAAAAGTGATGGAGTCAAAAAAAATTAAAGGGGTATTTGTTGTTGATCCACAACGTTTAACACGTGGAGATTTGCTTGATAAGGGGCATTTAATTAATGTATTTAAATATACTAATACAAAAATCATCACTCCTTATAAAACTTTTGATTTAAATAATGACTTTGATTTGAAGCTGTTTAAGATGGAATTAGATAAGGGTTCTGATTATCTTGAATATTATAAAATGATTCAAGCAAGAGGACGTATTGCTTCTGTAAGATCTGGACAATATATCGGGAGTACCGCTCCGTATGGTTACGATAAATATTCTTACAAAGAAAATAAGCACACAGTAAATACTTTGAAGCCTAATTCTGATGAGGCAACGGTTGTTCAGCTCATCTACCATTTATATGTAAATGAATCGCTGAGTTACGCTGCCATTGCAAACAAATTAAATACCATGAACATAAAACCTAGAAAATCTACCTCTTGGAGTCCATATAGTTTAAAAGAAATTTTACACAATCCGGTATATATTGGTAAGGTTAGATGGAATCGCAGGAAAACTGTAATGAAATACAAGAACGAATCTTTACTTAAAACAAGGCCTATAGCCTTGAATGATTTTATTATTTCAGATGGCATTCATGAAGCTATCATTGATGAAGCTCTTTTTGATTCTGCCCAGAACCGTAGCGGCAAATCTCCTAGAAATCATAGTAGCAGTAAACTTAAAAATCCTCTCGCCGGATTAATGTTTTGCGGTAATTGTGGCCGAGCAATGAGTTACAAGACATATAAGAATAATGCCGGAAGCGAAAAGCAGCCTCCTCGATACTTATGCAATAATCAATCTAATTGCCATACTAAATCAGTAAAAGCAACAGATGTTATAAATCAAATAATTAGTGCTCTTGAATGCTATATTGAAGATTTTAAAGTTAAATTAGAAAATGATGACGGAAATTCCTTCAATGTTCGCTCTCGAATTATTTCTGTTTTAAACAAACAATTACAAGACCTGGAGGTTCGAGAAGAAACGCAATATGAAATGTTAGAAAACAAAATTTATACTCCAGAATTATTCAAAAAGCGGCGGCAAAAGTTATTAGAAGAGCGTGAAGTATTATTAGACAAACTTCAAGAAGCAAAGGTACAAGAACCCGTTAAAATTGACTACCAAGAAAAAATTATATCCTTTACAGATACTGTGGAAGCCTTAAAGAATCCAGATATAGATATTTTACAAAAAAATATGCTATTAAAAAAATGTATAAAAAAAATAACATATACAACTGATAAGGAAAAAGGAAATCGTTGGAGAGAAAGCACTTTTGAGATTGATATAACTCCTCTTATTTAAATATTTTTATCAATTCCATCATAAGTGTGCTATTTCTATGGGAGGCTCCCAGGTATTTTTAGAACCAGGTGAAACCCAGAGCGTAGACA